ATCAACGCTCCCCCACAATGGAAAACAAAAGAATTATTCCTTTAAGGTTTAGTACCAATAATCTTGTACATGTGGTCAACTTGCTTGTCATTAACTACCTCGGTGTGAACAAGCGAGGTAACGGTTACGGAGTAGTTCAAAGCACCATCCTCATCTTTCTTGATTGTACCAACGGTAAGACCCTTGTAGAGATAGAGGGCGTAGTTTCCTTTGCCAAACTCCAACTGCCAAGAATGCTCGGTTGTGTGCGCACTTGTCGCACCTTCATAAACATCACTTGTAACAGAGCCACCAAACAGTGGGGGCAACTCTTCAAGGTCATAGTTAGCCAACTCGAAAGTAAAGGTAATAGGATTACCATCATACTGAATGTCAAAGGGGGCATCAAAGAACTCGGCTTCAATCTCGGTTGAATCCGGCTCATCCTGACCAATGGTCAAACCTTTCAACACACCCATCAAAGGGGTAGTAGCATCAGCACCAACTGCGCCATATTTAAGGGCGACGGCTTTTACGGTTGTTTTCTTTGCCATAATAATTTTCCTTTCTAATTAAAAAGTTATACAATACATTTTTATTCTTCTTGTGATATGTTGACAATAAAGGACTTGATGAATGTAAAATAGGTGTTGTTCGCTGTCGATGCTTCATCACCATCCATTGACAATATGCTGCCCTCCTGCACTTGGTAATCACCTTCATGGCTTTCACATGCAAGGTTGATAACGGCATTTATATCATCTTCATACTTCTTGTACTTCTGATAGTCAAGACGACCACGACTAATAGGGGGAATGAATGCCTGCACATAGCAACGTGCCCAGCCATAAGCATTTCCACTGAACTCGCTTTCATCATGTAAGTCACCAACACGAATAACTATAAAGCCATCTGTCGTGTCTGACTTCGTGAGTTCCTGTGGTTCACTCATCGAATACACATTCTTTGTCACAACCCCATAAAAGAGATTGTACAAGTAGTCGTATATGTCTATTCTCGATTCGTTAAGCATAACTAACTTGGCACATAAACACTAAGTTTAACATCACTTGGTTCAAGGTCTTTCTTAATAGCATCAAAGAAATGTGACATCACGGAAAAGTGATAGGTCTTATTCCCAACACTAAACCCTTTTTCCCAATACCCCCAATAGGGTGCGAGGACTGCAAAAAACACTTCCCAACCTTTCTTTGTCTTAGTAGTGTACTTTGCTATGAATTGTTCCGCCATCAAATGACCATCAACTTGCTGCCCCATTGGTCTTGACCACTCATGTAAGTGTGAAATATCGGTGGCTTCATCATCACGATAAAAGCCAAAGTCCTGCACCTTGCCATTATAGAACACACCCCAACAAAGACTGTCAAGCAAGTTTCCTGTCCTATCAAGGTTGTTCTTTGTGGCTTTGCTTTCAATATCTACACCAATATTGTTGATTTGGTCTTTGGCGTAAGCAATAAGACGTAAGGTCTGTTCTTCGGAAACCTTTTTAAGCACTTCCGATGCCCATTTCTTGGAATCAAACACTACCTTCGTCTTTGTTGCCATATCAACCTACCAACTATTACGGGCTGCATAAATACTTACACCACCTATCTGCGATGGTTCTGCATTGTCAACCGTCAAATGAAACGTCTCTCCATATCTCGTAATGGTTATCTTGTCACCTTTCCTCGGAACTATCCACTTACCTTCAACATCTTTTGTTAAAGGAATAGATATGATGTAACTCGATGTCTGCATCGTCCTACCCTCTTCATCAGAAACCATGTGTTCATCCATAACGCCTTCATAAACCGTCATTTCTTGGTCAGGCTCACGACCACTGCCCTCGATAATTCGGGTAATCACACCCTCATAAGGATATTCAAGAATCTCATCACGTATCATAGCACCCTGTCAACATCTATTATAGGCATGAACTTTATCTTCTTTGCATCAGATATTTCTTCAAGTTCCAAGCCTTTCTCATCACCATACTTCTTGTATATTCGGATAGCATACTTGATTTTGTCGTCTTGGTAAAAGTCCTGTTCCTGACCAATCGTCTTTTGATAGCCATTGTGGGACTGTGACAATGACGGGGTGTTAGAAGGGCTTTTGATGATTGCCGTGTAAGTAATGTCTGCATCCATAAGGTCACGTTGCCTCTGGGTTACCTCATCACTGTACACTTCCGCCTCTGGGTTACAACCCCTATCGTAAGCAATCCTCTTGAACGTAATCTCCTCAAAGGAATACCTCGTTCCTGCTTTAAGCCATTCTAATACCGTCATCGCAACTAACCAATTAAAACTTAATCAATCTATGAAAATTACACTAATCCGCAGTAGCAATATCTACACATACGTGATACTGACTTTCATCAAGCACCGTCGCATAACGACCGATAGCATCAGTATGATAAGATTTCAGCATTCCGTCCGGAACAATCTTATTGATGATGTAAATGAGGTTGTTCCACTTAGCAATAGACCAATCTACGCTATCATTAACCTCACCACTACGCATCAACTTAACCCATTCAGGAACGGCATGTACGATGACACCTGCACGACCAAGGGGACGAAGAACAACGGTGTTGGGCTTCCAACCACGAACCTTCTGATAAGTTGTTATACCCTGCACGGTCTGCTGCTCACGAACAATGCGAATGGGGGAAATCTTTGAGATAGGAGAACGGCTATAAGCAATCAAGTCCTCATAGGTTATCGTCTCTGCACCATCCGTTGAGCCATCTGGCTTAACAATGACAATGCGGTTGTTCGATTCACCATAGCGGGCAATATACATGCTCACCTCTTTCTTGAAGAACTCATTTTCCATGAGAATACCCGTCACAATGTCATAAGGAATATCCCACTCGAAAGGAACATCATCACCAAGGTTGCTTGCCGACTTGAAGTCCTCTTCGATTTTCTGCATCTGTGAAGGAATATCACATGTAGCATCAGTCCACACCTTTTCACCTGCTTTCTTGAAGTTTGCAAGTGGAATGTAAGGCTGCTGTGATACAACCACACCACTCATTCCCTGTGTAGTCACGGTCTCACCCGGAAGCACACTCTGATTCGTAGTCGTATTGTAAGCACCACCATAAGAAAGTGTCATGGCTGCCATGTTCGACAGACGAAGGTTGTGTGTCTTGATGAGGTCTCGAATACCTTTCTGCATCGAAGTGAGAAGGCTTCTGTCCTCCGGTGCCATCTGAGCAAGTTTTGCCTGCATTTCCAACTTAGAAGGGGAAGTTTCAAAAAGCCCCTTACCATAGCCATAGATAGAACCAGTGCGCTCTGTGTAACCTTCTGAATCCAACTGACGGGTTTCAGAAAGAGGAGCCATCGGGTCAGCCATCGGCACAACACGAATGTCACGCTGACGAACAGTCCAAGCAGGGTTCTTTTTTGTATCGGAAATGTCAATATCATACTCACTTCCTTCAATCTCAAAATGTTCAGCATAGAAGTTGGCATTCTCATCGAGGTCGATTGAATCTACCAACAACTGCAAATAACCGACACCATTAACATCTAACGCACGGGTAAAGAGATTCGCAAGCGTCTCATCAGGTGTCCACTGTGTTTTATAAGCATTTGCCATATTCTATTTCCTCCTTTTTTCTTAAATCCAGAAAATACCTTTGATGTAAGAACGGTTCATCGCAAGAACATACTTTGGCAGTGGCTGCATTCTTGCAATCCATGCTTCCTTGTCATGTACCGTGCTAATTGAATAGTTGGCATTCTCGAAACCATAGCCTTCGGTAGGCAACATTTCTCTGTCTGCCTCAACAAATGTGTTAGGTGTAGGAACAAGCACTTCCGCTTTATCAGATACCGCATTACCTTTTGCTTCTACAAGGATGTCCCCCTCTTCCGCTGTAAGTGCTACGCTTGTGGTCACAGAGAACTGTGCATTACTTGCATTATACTCAACAGCAGTAACAAGGGCTGACTGACCCTTCGTTGCAACATCATCAGGGGCAACCATCAGCAACATACCAACCTCTGGGGCATCTGAATAGCCATCACCCTTAATCACTAAGGTTGTACCCGTTGCGCTAACCACCTCAAAAGAGCGGAAGATAAGACAACCCTCCGCTGGGGTGTACTGCACCAACTGGGCAGCCCACAAGTGACCAAAACCTTTGTTCGGGTTGAGAATAGTTCCACCAAGCAAGACATTCTTGCGGTTCTCACCATTGCTGTCCTTCACCCAAACCGCTCTACCACCACGAACCTTGCGTGATGTTTCGTAGAAATACGCTAAATTTGTAACTTGTGACATAATCAATTAAATTAAACAATTAAACTTTTACTCTTTTCAGTGAGGCAAACACCTCTTCATCACGCTTCCGTGTCTGCTGGGGTGCAAGGGGCTTAATGTCACCAATGGAATCCTTGAATATCTCTTGGAATCTTTCCACCATAGCCTTAGCCTGCTCCTTGTCCTCTTTGTCAAGCACCACATCAATACCTTTTGCAAAGGTTTCAAAACTCTTGTGAAGGTCTTGGCGGATGCCCTTTTTGGCAATTTCCATAATGTCCTTAAACTTGGATTTCTTGGCTTCCTCATTCTTGAACATTTTCAACTCATCAAGTTGCTCCTGCACTTCTTTCGGAATGACGGGCTCTTTGACGGTCTTTACCTTGCCAACCTTTTTGTTTAACTCCTCAATCTGTGACTTATAGTCATTCTCCTTTTCCTCGAACTCCACCTGCTTTGATTTTGCCCAGTTAGATGTCGCACTGAATACTGAATCCAAATGGAATTTCAAATCTTCATCAACACCTTCTGCATCAATCGGAGTGTCTTCCGCATATTTCTTCGCAAAGAAACCAGAGAACTTTTCCTTGAAATCATCAGTAAGGGTCTCACTCGTGTAGCCTTTCTCACTACAATAATCGTTTGCTTTCTGCAAAACATCTTCTTTCGTCATAATAGTTTTCTC